CCGCCGCTTCCATTGACTCTCGACTTGCGTCGAGGACGTCGGTATGGCAACACTGGTTTTATACCAGTTTGGTGCCACACATAGCTTCCTCCTGTAGTAAACTCTGTCAAACCTGACAGAAATCTTCATAGAGGTTAGCGCTCGAGCTAGGAAAGACACTTGCAGTCCGTCAGGGTTAAATCGACGACGTCGATGACCCCTAGGGACCGCAATGGCCTCGTCGGTCACGCTCAACTCGTTCGGGATAGGCCGCCACGCGTAATACGCGTACGACCCGTTCCGATCTAATTTAGGCGTGAAGAAGGCGAGGTGCGTCTTTATACCCGCATCATTATTCTCCCACAGAGGGACAGGAGTCCAAGGAACCAGACTACACAGCTTTCGCCATAAAGTCGGGACATGAACCCCGGTTCTTGCGGAAAAGTCATTAAGCAGGTTCAAAGCTGCGAAAATCGACGGTTTACTGATCTCTTTTAAATAGACACCTCGGACATTTGATCCGAGGTAGAAATCAGCTCCGCACGACTCTCTAAACGGTCCTTCAGTGAAGGACTTTGACAGATTGATCCTGAAGCCTAGGAGTTCAAGGACACGAATCACAAGTCGCGACGCAATGTCGTAACATATAATATCGTCGCCGAAAACTCCGAAGTTACCAGGACCATTAGTCGGTTTCTCAATAGGAATATTAAGATACCGATATACTGCCAAAACCACACTACTGAATATTATCGTCTGTAAAGGAAAGGTAAAACCATTCCCCATGGACGAAAAGAGATCCAGAGTGAGCCAAGAGCCGTCAGGCAAGAGAGTCTTCTTTGATCGGTACATGTCAAGGTTTTTAAAGACCCCGGCAGGCAACAACCAACGAAGAAGCTCGACAGACACGGAATCAGAAGCTGACTCCAAATCTATTGTCGAGAAACCCCAGCCTAACGAGCCAAGCTTAGCGAGATGCCTATTCTTGTCAGTTTGGTTAGTTAAGTCGATCCCATAACGGGATCTTAACCGCGCCGATAGAATCTCGTACACACCTAATTGGTACCACATGTTGAGTACCGGTTCAGTGCATATTGTACGTGACACCTCTGTCGTTTTGGGCACGAAGCAGAGACGGTTACCTTCAACCACCACTGGAGCCCCATACATGGTTTCCCGCGCATTTTCGGCGCAGGTCCAGGTAGGGCTCTTTTGAATGGCGGACTTGTACCAAAAGTACAAGCTCTGACCCGTACTGCTCAATCTTGAGTCAAATAACTTCGTATAGAAGTCGCTGCCTCGAGACAGAACAGATGACCCGGGTCCGACCGCGCCGCGAATAGCGACAGCGTCAGGACCTAGGGCCATTTCGTACCCGCCTGGATTAAAGAAGTCATAAACGGAGGATTTAACCCCATTCATAAGCATCTCGTCCAAACTGGTTACAGGTTTAAAGCTCCACGTCGAACATAATCTATTCGACTCTAGGAACTTTGAAAGAGCTTTCTGGTCAGCATTCGCGACAGTATTTCCTTTGAATTTCTTAAGGAAGCTGTTACTTAAGCTAAGCGCAGAGAACTCTCGCTTTGAAATTCCCACCGGGTAGACTCCCTTACCAGCTAAGGTAAAGAGAGGTCCCAGCGTGGCTTTCAAGTCAGAGAGAAGGCATTGATAAAGAGCGTCGGGTGTATTATCCACTAGCGTTCTCCAATTGTGAGAGTAAAGTAAGAACCAGCTCGCCAAGAAGGCTCGTACGAACGTGGGGAAGCGATTTCTCGCCCAAACCCATAAACGTCACGTCTAAAGCAGCCCAGCATCCAATTTCTAGATGTCGGGACTTAGGCGTCAAACACAACGTTTCAAGGACTATACAGTCCAGCATTTCGTACAAGCCTAAAAGTTACCTGGTTCCTGCTTCGGCTACCACACTCGCCGCACTGCTAACGGCCTCCATTAGGGGTTTACCCATAAGGAGACCGGACAGGACGAGGAGAATGGCAACGATGTAGCGTTTGACTTTGAGTGGATCCATTTCTAGATCACTCCAGTCACTGCCGCATCTCCAACACCCGCTGACTGGCCGTTTAGCTGGCCAATGAGTGCTGAACACAGGGCGCGTACATTCGCAGCGTCAAACGCATCGCCGCCAGCAGGAATGTCTAGATAGACACGCCCAATGGCAACGAGAGGCGCATTGTTCGCCGCAAAATTAACGCCCTTTCTCACGATTATGGACGTCCTGTTAAAAGGGACATTTCCATATTTACCGGTCACCGGATTGGGCGAGGGGAGAACCGAGGGGTTCTTCGGCTTGCTTACCGCAACAGTGAACGGATCGGAGATCGCGTGTACCCGAACACCAGTCTGTGTCCCCGTAACGGCGGACACAATAGCCTGGTTTGAGTTTACATCGATCGCTTTGTCTGCCGTCAGGGTATACCCTGGGGTAGTAAAGCCTGTTTGAGCCCCACCAGTGATGGGACCCGCGAGGGAGATGGCCATAAGGCCTCCTGTTAATGGTTGAGGAAATTAGTGACTGACCTGGATTGCCCGAGCAGTGCTGAAATATTCAGCGACTGAAGCGAGAAAAGTCCCGGAACCTTAAACCCTAATGAGGGCCAGAGGGTACCCGGAACTAAACGATTTCTCGTATAGCTTTCCGCGGTCAAGACACACTCACCGGGATTCAAAAAGTCCTCTAGGATGGTGAAGCCAGGGCCCACATCATTATTCAACAAAACATAGTCAGAGACCTGCTTAACAGCAGTGCTCTTGGTTATCTTGTTGACATAGATCAGGCTAGCCTGGTTGAACGCCATCGCGTCAAGAACTTGGCCGACATTTACAAAATAGTCGACTAGGAACGAGTAAGGTATAAGCTCCCAAACAGTAGGGACAAAGTCACGCATTGTAAGACCGAAGTCCTGCAACTCATAACTCGCCGTTTCTGCGGCAGCAGCAATACCTCCAACATACTTGATAACGATCTGACGCTTCGTCATGGGTTTATACCCATAGTAGCGTGAGCCATTATCAACTGTACCTATGGACTGCGAGCCAATCGTCACTTCATCAAGTGCCGATTGTCCCTTAGCATGTTGAGATGGAGCGTGGTAGACCAAACCGTTCGCTAGCGCTTTAGTAGCACTATCGATATCGGACAGGGTCGGCGCCCACCCATAGGAGTACTCGAGCCACGTTGAATTTACCATCTTCGAGATTTGACCCTTTTGGATCGAAGCACTGTCTCTTTTCGAGATAGTGGCAGCAGACAAGCGCCTACTCATTTTTGCCTTTCGTCTTCGAACGGCATCTAGGTAGTTGCTCATCTGCCTCTTGATAGATGATAATGGATGCACAAGCATATCAACGGCCTGTCGCAGCTCGCCAACAAAGATACCTGTTTGAAAGGTAGTCTGTTTTTGTTTGCATTTTGACAAAAAGGTCGTCATGGCCTGAGAATCCATAGCAGTTGTATCAGCGGAAGATAGCGTTGGCCAGCTAGAAAAGCTGACCAAATTACCATAAACAGTAGAGGTGTCAATTCGTCCGGTACTTTCGTTCCGAACGATAAAGCTACCCCTACCAAGTGTGGTATGTGCCTTGTACTTCGTAATGGATAAATCCGATGAAGCGTCGAGCCTGTCCTTGATCAATTGTTTATAGCCAGCGACGGAACGTCCGGACCGCGAGGAGAACACCACGTTAGTGGAGCTCTGCTGAGCGGTATGCGAACCCCCGCCTGTACTATAAAGTTTGTCAAAGGAGATGGCGTAATCGACGACCTCTGGTTTGTCCTGGAAATACATATAATCTTCTCCGATGCTGCTTGGTGTGAATGAGAGTATTCTCACTATGCCTAAACAACGATGCAAGGCACCGGTGCTATAATCATCAGACTTTGAGGTTTCCCTCGAATCTTTTGAGGCACAATGAGAGTCCCGAAAGGGACT